GCCGCTCGGCTTGCCCGGCTTCGTTGTGCTGTTTCGTGGCCGCCATCTGTGCTGCGGCTTGCGCTTGCGGCACGCTGGCGGGCGGATTCGGGTCTATCCACAGCCCCATCTCCTTTTCGCGCTCCACATCCAGCCTGCGCTCTTCGTCCACTTCCTCCGGGTCGTGGCCGGTGGCGGCTATCACGCTGGAGCGGCTGCGGAATCCGTTTTCCACTTCCAGCTTCTTGCCCTGCGGGTCTTGCACCGGGTGGATGTAGCTCCAGCCGTGCGGCGACCACTCCACCATCGCCACCGCGTTGCGCTCTTCCAGCGTCACCAGCCCGGCCAGCACGGCCGCATCCGTCCACCACTCGCGCACCGGCTGGCAGAACATGGGGATGATGGTGTGCCACTGCCGTTGCTCGGCAAAGCGGCGAAACTCTTGGATGATCACGCGCAGCGTCCGATCCGACACCTCTTTGATGTCGCCGCTGAAAATCTCATAGGGCAAGCCCGATGCTGCGCTGGTGCCCAGGTGCTGGGTGCGCATGAAGTCGCCGTAGCTTGCGCCCGCGTCTGGCGGGTCGCTGAACTTCACATCTTGGCCCGGCTCGAGCTCAACCACCGCCCCGGCCTGCAATCGCACCGCGTTGTCGCCTTCCCGCACGTATTCCGCCAAGGCCAGCCCTTCGGTGTTTGGGTCGCCTTTTTCGCCCAGCACCACACCCCTAGTCACAAACGCCATCACCATGTTGGCCAGCTTCACCCGGTCCAGCTGCGCGTCGTCAAAGTCCCCGATCGAGCGCAGCCGGGCCAGCACCGGGGCCAGCGCCGACACACCGCGCAATTGCCCTGGCCGCTTGACTTCGAACACATGCTTGACCTCGCTGGCCGAAATGCGCAGCAGGTTGTGCGAACCGCTGGCCATGCTCCAGCCGTCGCCAGGGTGCTCCCGGTGCATCCAGTACGCCACCCGCTGCCCGCGCGTGCCCAGCTCGATGCCTTGGCGGATTTTGTGCCCTTGCGGCATACCCGGCCACACATCGGCGTCGAACAGCGGCACAAACTCGGCCTCGATGAGCTGCACCTGCACCGGCACCTCAAGCGTGCTGTCCAAACGGCGCGGGCGCTTGCGCACAAACACCTCGCCCGCATCCAGCCACGCCCGCACCACCAGCGCCTGCATGGCGTAGAAATCCAGCACGCCATCGGCGTCGGCGTGCGCCGTCCAAGCCGTCCAAAGGTCTTGCAGCTCTTGCTTGCGCGCCTTGTCCGTGATGCGTTTCAGGCGCGGCGTTATGCCGGTGCCAATCAGGCTCGTCACCCACTTCTGGCTTGCCGATTCGCCCGACCAGTCGTTGCGCACCGCGTCGCGGCTGCGGTTGCGAATGTTTTGCAGGCCCACCACGGCCTTGTTGGGGCCAGATGACGGCGGCATCCAGCCGCGCATCCTGCGCCCAATGCCCGCCGCGTCGTAGCGGTTTGACACCTGCATCCGGGGCTGCTGCGCCGGGCTCAATTTGCGCGGCCGTGCCATCAGTAGCCGCGCCCTGCGCTGGTGACGTAATACAGGCTGCCGCGCTTGCGCCCTTGCAGCGCCAGCGCTTCGTGTTCCATTTGCAGCTTGAGGTCTTCGCGCGCCTTGATCAGCTCAGTCACCGAGCGGTAGGTCACGCTCTGGCCGTTGAGCACCACCGAGCGCTCACCCGTCGCAATCGCGGCATTGAGCGCATCCACGTCCTGCTGTGTCACTGCCATGATGCCGCTCCAAAATCTTTGATGGGCCTATTTTGGGCGGCTGCACGGTTTTGCGCCTGCGGGTAAATGTCGCGTTGTTTGGGTTTGCGCTTTGGTTTGTGTGTATGATTCAAAGATGAGCAGAGGCGGCGCACGCCCCCGATCCGGGCGCAAAACAGAATTGGCAGGCCAGCCGGTGCAGCGGGTGCAGCTTTCGCTTGACGACCGCACTTTGCTGCTGCTCAAAGTCTTGGGCTCAGGCAACACCAGCAAGGGCGTGCGCATCGCCGCCGATGCCGCCTACGACCTTTACCAAAAAGGCCAGCTCAAGCTCGATCCATAGCCCCGCCCTGCGCAGCACGCCCGCCGAATTGTGGGCCGGGCTTACATCAGGTCAGGCGATAGTGTCGTTCGCAAAATGCGCCTGATTGGCGGGGGCCGCTGCAACACCGCCACCGGTGCCGCCTGCGCCGCCTGATCTTGCATTTCGCGCCGCTGCTCTTTGCTCACCAGCTCGCGGTTTTGCTCCAGCGGTGCGGCCCAACCCGGTGCCGCGTCCCAATTCTTGATCTTGTCCGCGCCCAACCGCAAGCAGCCCGCGCGCACGTAGGCCGACAAGTCGAACGCCTCGTTGCGCTTGCGCACTTGGTTCCATTTGCCCAGCTTGCCGCGCACCTCGGAGCTGTGCAGCTCGTCGAGGAACGAACGGTTCACCCAGCCCGGCACATGGATGTAGCCCGGCCCCGGCGTAGCCCGGCGCAGGCCCGCGTGTACCGCGTCTTTGAGCGCGTCGGTGTTGAGCAGGTAGAGCGGCACGTCGCCCTTTTCGCTGCCCCGGTTGCCCACGTAGCTCAGCCGGATCATGCCCGTCATGCGCGCACTGGCCCCTTTCACCAGCATCACCCGGTCGTGCATCCGCGCATTGCGGATGCCGCGAAACCAGCCGTAGGCCTTGTCCGTCACGCCATCCTCGCCGCCCGAGTCCACCACGGTCAGCAGCACCTGCAACTCGCGCCCCTCAATCGGCGTGCGGTACGTGCCCAGCACCACGCGCTCGGTCAGCAGTGCCCAATCTTCGGCGTAGCTGGCCGGGTCGATGGGCGCAAACTCGGCCCCCATGCCGGGCCGCTTTGATGCCGTGATCTCGTACCGATCCACCAGCCACTGCTCCAAGTGCGCGCCCACCGCGTGTACCTGCACCACAAAACGCGCATTGGCCCCGCCCTGCACGTCCACTGCCGCCACCAGAAACCGCGCCTGCTCTGGCACCATAAAGCGCCGCATGGCTTCGTCTTGGCGCACCTGCCCGCCGCCCTTGGCCGAATCCAGCAACGCCCTGCTGGTGTAGGGCACGCCCTGATCGGTGTTGACCGTCGTTTTCAGCGTCAACTCGCTGCCCGTCAGGGCGTACTCGCGCAAGCCCTGCAAGTGCCGCATGATGATCGAGCGCCAGTTTTGGTACGCCGCCGCCGCGCCGCCCAGCCAGTACCCGGCAATCGTGCTGGTCAGGCTCTGCCCGTAGCGCGTACCGTCGGCTGCCATCTTCTCGCCGTCCTTGAGCCACACGCCGCGCTGGTTGAGCGCGTGCTTGCTGCCCTGCTCATGCAAGCCGCCGCAGTGCGGGCAAATGGCGCGCGCGTACTGCCCTGCAATCTGGCCCAAGTCGGCCTCGCGCACCATTTCCAGCAACTGCTCATCGCTGGGCAGGCCAAACAGCCCCAAGCCGGGCAGCGCCTCGAAAAACTCGCCGCAGTGCAGACACGGCCAATACCACCTGCGCCGATCACTGCGGTTGTAGATGCCCAGCACCCCCCCCACCGGCGGGGCCTCGTGCGCCGTCACCGGGTGCCAGCCGGGCGTGGTCGCGTCATGCCCGGGGCTGGACTCCACCATGCACATGCCGCGCGAAAGGAAGGTCTGCGTGCGCTTAAGCCCAAGCGTGAACGGAGCGCCTTCGCCGTCCACGTCATCCGGCATCCGGTCGTAGTCGGTAAACGCCACGTACCGATAATCCGATCCCGACAGGTTCGTCACCGTTGGCCAAGCAATGCGCAGCCACATGCCATGCCGAAACATCTTGTCGTGCGTGTTGTCGTGCTGGCTCGATGCCGATTTCATGGCGCGAATCGCCGGGGAGTGCCGGATCATCCGGTCTATCCGGGTTTTGCTGTATTCCCGCGCCTTGTCCTGAGTCATCTGCACGACCAAGAAGTCGCCCGGATCGTTGACCACAGCATGGGCAATCCAAGCGTCCAGCAGGCCCAGCGTTTTGCCCGTCCGGGCCGGGCCAACGAAGCACACCGCCTCGTGCCCGCGCGAAGCCAGCATGTTCATGGGCTCGACCATGTAGGGCGTCTCAGTTGCGCTCCACGGCCCAACGTAACCGCCCGGCTGGTTGATCACCAGCGTTTCTGCCGCGCCTTCGGCCACTGTCACGCGCTTTGGCGGCCGCAGCGCCGCGCTCGCCATGCAAATGTCGTGCCGCGCCTTGCTTGCCTCACTCATCGGCGGCCTCTTGCGGCTGCGCTTCGGCTTCGTCGGCCAGTGCCTGCTCTGCCACGGCCTCAAACCGGGCCGCCACTTCGTTGAGGGCATGGTCGATCAGGTCGCCAACCTCGGCCGCAACCTCTGGGCTCACGCCCAAGCGCCGCTCGATGCTGTCCGGCACCGATCGCAAGGTCTGAGCCAGCTCGGCCAGCGCCGTGGCTGCTGCCTGCCGCACCTCGGCGCGGTCAACGTACCGCCCGCGAAGCACGGCGTACTCAAACTCGTTGATGTTGGCCTTGGCGCGCTCATTCCGCGCTTTTTCGCGGTCTAAGTCGATTACTTCCGGCGGGCGCACATACCCGGCCGGTTTTCCGCCCGCGCCAGGCCGAAATCCGCCGTGGCCGGCACTGGTTTTGGCTTGCATCTTTGAATCATACACACAAACCAACGAATCTCATGCGCGATTGCTGCGATCAAGTTTTGGAATTCCAAAAACTTGCGATGGCCGCGCCTCTTTGCCCCCCTACGTCCCCCGCCGGCCGCCAGGGACCCTGTCCT